AATTAATCAAACTCAAATTGGAGAAAAGTTTTATGCTGGATTTAATATAGACAATGTTGTTAGTTGGTTTGGTGGCTCGGTAGCGTCCGTGTTTGGAAATATATCACAGTGTAAACTTTATATTGGAAATAATGAAGATGGCTCTGAATGGTTCAATGGACATATTTATAAAATTGCGTTATGTAATGCAAGAAATTATTCAATAATATCATCAGCCTTTGGATCAGACGGTTTACCAGCAGACTATCAGGGTTATACTGGCGGAAATTATAACGAAGAGTTTTGGACTGCTTATGCGGATAGTGCTGAATATAATCAAGAGTTATGGGAGTATGTTCTTGACGGAGGAACGCCAGGCGCAATGCTTTTTGATAAAATTTTAGATCATACAGCAAGTTACACATTAGTTGCTTCTAGATATTTTGACGACTATCAATTAGACATTGATTCTTGCGGTTATTGGGAAGATTATCAGCCTCTTACATATTACGCTCAATTTGTTGATGATGAAGATGGAGACAGGTATTATGATTTAGATTTCTTACAATTTAACATTAATTATCCAGCACCTTCTAAATTTTTTGAAATAGAGACCGATCCAACAGAATGGAGTTATGCACAACTATACAATAAATTTAACTATCCAAGGAAAAGAACTTATGAATCTTTAGATAATTTTTTATTTACAGGATATAGAGATTATGAAAATCTGCAATACAATCAAACCAGAACATACAAATATGATACGACAGATGCTTTGGTAAGATCTTTTGTAAGTTTTCAATATATTAAAGCGGGAGCAACCCAAAACAATTCGTTTTTTCAAAACGTTGAGCCAGCAGCAAAAGAAGGAACGGTGGAGCCAGGTAGCAATTGGTTAACTACTAAGTACGAGGTAATTGATAATATGATTATTTATCCTCCATCTAATGTAGACTTTAATAAATTATCTTTAGTTACTCATTTAGAAATTAAAGTAAAAAATATTTTAAGAAATAAAATTAAAGTTAAAAAACTAGAATATTGTTCTCAATCTTTTAATAGTTCAAACAATCCTATAGGGACAAGTCCTTTTGTAAAAATGTATCCGTATAAAAAATCTGGAATTTATTACAATTATAAAGGCAAAAATCCTTACAGCATTTATAAACAAAGTTCTCCCTATTTGTATTTAACAAGAACTAGCGGGGTACAAATAAGAGGAAAGTACGATCCATTTATTAATAGAGGATTGTTGATTCCAATTAACGAAAATCAAACAAATAATTTTGATAAGATTATTGCTATGCAAACAGCATTGCGTTTTGACGAAGACTATTTCCCCTATGCACCAACTCAAATTTTTGAAATAGAAGCAAAAAATTCTTATATAAGATTTTATATTGTTGCAAATGATCAGACTGGCAAAAGAGGAAGAATTTATGGAATTAATGTGCTTACAGGAAGAATTGAAAATGACATAGCATTTTATTTAAATGGCAAAATTGTAAGAGAGCCAGTCTTAACAATTAAACAGTGGGCATTTTTAGGAATATCGTTTTCTAACCTACTAGATGTTTCTGGCTCATACGGATCGATCAAATTAAATGGTCCTATGTTATTTAATAATATTTCTTATTATCAGTCTACCAATCTACAGGCAGTTCAGAAAATATCAACAAGGCCATGGTTTAGGGTAAAGCGTTCTGGTCCTCTAACAATAGACTGGGAATATTGGATACCAGAATATTTCTTGTGGAACGGTGTATTAATTCAGTCTTCAACCAGTTACTATGGGGTTGACCCAGAAGATGTTTATAGGAGTTATGTTGGGACTAATAAAATAACAACTGGGACAGACAAGATTCTTGGTATTGGTCAGTGTGAATATAATATCTATCAGAACATTCTCTGGCAACAAACAACCTCGTCAGCAGTATAATATGGTATACTGGTGGTAATGAAAAGACAAATCCCTGGCCAAATTGGCAAAACTAAAATTAAAGCAATCGACAAAATGTACGATTGGGGTATATATGTTTGGAAAAAACAAAATGGAAAATGGTTTACTGATGGACAAGGTAATATTTTAAATATACCTTCTATGAAAGGTGATATTTCTAAGATAGCAGAGTTAAAAGATGCTGCAGCCCATTATGGCGAACCAGAAGGCGAGGCTGTATTTTTTGCAGGATTAAACCGTGTTACTGATTCAGAGTATGAAGAACAAAAACAAAGGATGCGTGAAGGATTGATACCTAATCTTAATGATATGGGGTCTGTCTATGATGCACAACAAACTATTAAGAAATATGGAGCACAAGACTAATGAGCGATCAAGATTTTTTTATTAATGCAAGCATTGACAATCCAACAGACGTACTTAAGCAGTTTAAAGAAGATGACCCATTTAATAAATCTTGGACTGAACTTAAAAATTTGGTCGGCCTAGACAATAACTTTAAACGTAGAGCGGGCAGACTTGCAGAAAAGGCAATTGCTCCAGAAAATATGACGGGGTATTTGAATAATGCTAAAGCACAACCAACAGGTATAGATGGAGCACAGTCAAAAGAAATTAATCCTGGTTCTGTATACAGAAATGCTTATGGTTTGTTTGATGTAATTACACCACCCTGGAATCTATATGAGTTAGCAAATTATTATGATACTTCTTTTGCAAACCATGCTGCAATTGATGCAAAAGTAGAAAACATTGTTGGACTCGGTTATGACTTTGAGATTTCATCTTCTACAATGCTTCGCCTTGAGTCTAATCAAGATAAAGAACAAGTAGGAAGAGCAAGAAACAGAATTGAAAGAGCAAAAATTGAATTGCATGATTGGATTGAATCGTTAAACGACAATGATTCATTTACCACAACTATGGTTAAGGTTTATACAGATATGCAGTCAACAGGAAATGGATATCTTGAAATTGGCAGAACCATTCGTGGAGAAATTGGATATGTAGGACATATTCCAGCAACCACAATGCGTGCTCGTCGTTTACGAGATGGATATGTTCAGATTATAGGTCAAAAGGTTGTTTACTTCCGTAACTTTGCAGCAAAGAACCCAAACCCTATTACTACCGATTCAAGACCAAACGAAATTATTCACTTTAAACAATATTCGCCATTAAACACGTTCTATGGTGTTCCAGATGTTTTGTCTGCAATAAATTCACTTCACGGAGACCAGTTAGCGTCACAATATAATATTGATTATTTTAGCAATAAGGCAGTTCCACGTTATGTTGTTACTCTCAAAGGTGCAAAACTTTCTGGTGATGCAGAAGATAAGATGTTTAGATTTTTACAAACAAATCTAAAGGGGCAGTCGCATAGAACTCTGTATATCCCACTTCCTGGAGACACAGATACCAATAAGGTTGAGTTTAACATGCAGCCAATTGAAAATGGTGTTCAAGAAGGCTCTTTTGAAAGGTATCGTAAACAAAATCGTGATGATATTTTAATTGCTCACCAGGTTCCTTTATCAAAGATTGGCGGTGGCGACTCTGGTGGAATTGCAGCAGCACTTGCACAGGATCGGACCTTTAAAGAACAGGTGGCAAGACCTGCACAAAGAGAACTTGAAAAAACATTAAATAGGATTATTAGAGAAAAGACCGATGTTTTAGTTCTTAAATTTAATGAATTAACATTGACTGATGAAAATGTACAATCTCAAATACTTGAAAGATATGTAAAAAATCAGGTTATGATGCCCAATGAGGCAAGAAATATTCTTGGACTTCCACAACGGGAAGGAGGGGATGAGCCTTTCCAGCCAAAACCACAAGATACAGCAACAAGGGCACGTGACGCAGAACGATTAAATAATCAATCTGATGGAACCGCAACAGTTGCTGGCAGAAATCCAAAGGGTGAGGGCAGAGCAACCAAATAGGTTATCCACAGGTTTATTCACAGTTTATTAACACTTGTGCAAAAAAGGCCATATAATATATTCTAGTATGACTATATCCAAAGCCCATTGGGACACCAAGGGCGACTCAGTAAGGCTTTCCCTTCCATTTGCGAAGGTTGATAAAGAGAGACGTATCGTCTCAGGTTTTGCGTCCCTTGACAATTTAGATAAGCAAGGTGATATTGTAACATCAGAAGCATCAATGAAAGCATTTGCAGGTTTTCGTGGCAACATTCGTGAGATGCATCAACCACTTGCAGTAGGCAAGATGGTAAATTTTAAAGAAGATCGTTATTTTGATGCAGACTCTAAAAAATTTTATAACGGAGTTTTTGTATCTGCATATGTTTCAAAAGGTGCACAAGATACATGGGAAAAAGTTTTGGACGGTACGCTAACTGGATTTTCTATTGGTGGCAAGATGAATCAGTGGGATGACGGTTATGATGAGAAGTCAGATTCCACAATTAGAATTATTAAAGATTATGATCTTGTAGAGTTGTCGCTTGTTGACTCTCCAGCAAACCAATTTGCAAACATTATGCATGTAGAAAAAGTTGATGGTGTTGCTGTTGTTAAAGGTCAAGATGTTGAATTAGAAAATGTTTTTTATGATGAGCAGTCTGGAATTGTTATGGTTTCAGATCAAGAATCTGCTGTAAGTCCAATTAGTGGTGAGCAGATGAAAAATATAGGTTTCGTTGAAAAACAAGACAACGAAAAAATGGATATAGTAAAATTCTTAGTAGATAGTGCTAAAGGCATGAATACTTCTAAGATAACGGAGGAGGTAAATCCTATGTCAAAGAAAACAAAAACTGTTGAAGAGACAGCAGAAGTTACTAAGGCAGAAGAGATCGCTCCTGTTGCTGAAGAAACTCAAGCAGTTGAAACTGAAAAAGTTGATGAGGTTGTTGTAGAAACAACTGAAGTCGCTGAGGCAGAAAAGGCTGCAGCATCACCTTCCGCAAAAGATGCAGAAGAAGATGAAGAAGAGGAAGATAAGGCAAAGAAGAAGTCAGATGAAGTAGTTGTTATTGATGCAATTGCTGAAATTAAAGAAACTATTACATCGGCCTTTAGCGATCTTTCAAATACTCTTAAGTCTTTGCAGGCTGAAGTAGAAGTACTAAAGTCTACTGCAATTGACAGAGAGACAGTAAAAAGTTCGTTTGATGCAGTCGCCAGAGATATTGCTGCAACTAATGAACGATTTAGTGAGTTTGGAAAGCGTGTAGACGCAGTAGAAGCAGATACCGCATTCCGAAAGTCTGGCGATCTAGGCGAGATCGTTCAGGAACAACCAGAAATGGTTGAAAAATCCCTATGGGGCGGACGTTTCCTCAAAACAGCCGACTTATTTAATTAAGTAAAAACTCGGAGGTGACAATATGTCGGAAGAAATAAAGAAAAACCAGCCAGGAGAATCAGGCCAACTTGGTGGAACTACACCAGGTCTTTATCAGTCACAAGGTGCGTATGCATCTGGTTCTGATGCAGGCTCAAATATCCCTGGCAATTATACTGATGGTGGCGTCCTTGGAAACATTCCAAACGCTAACCTAGGTCTTACAACAGGACCAAATGCAGTAAATCCTTCAGGTGAGGCTGGAAGCGGTATCCTACGCCCTGAACAGGCACAGCGTTTCATTGATTACGTTTGGGACGCCACAGTTCTCGCCCAGGATGGTCGTCGTGTCACAATGAGAGCAAATACCATGGAACTCGAAAAGATTAACGTGGGTGAACGAGTAATTCGTTCTGCTACTCAAGGTGTCGGTGACTACACTAATAGCGGTGCTACATTCAGCAAAGTTGAACTTACAACCAAGAAGATTCGTCTAGATTGGGAAGTTACTGCTGAAGCACTTGAAGATAATATTGAAGGGGCTGCGCTTGAAGATCATCTAGTTCGCTTGATGACAAACGCATTCGCTAACGATATTGAAGACCTCGCCATTAATGGTGATGCGTCAACTGGTAACTTCCTTTCAATCATGAAAGGATTTATTAAGAGGCACAAAGATAATGCAGATTCGCACGAAGTTGCGATGACCATTACCGCTAATGCCTGGACACCAGAAAGAATGCAAGAGATTATTCTAGGCATGCCACGTAAGTATCGTGCTCTTAAGAATAACCTTAAGTTCTATGTAGGTACAGACACATTCAGTGGTATCGTTAAGCACAACGGTACTCTTGCTGATGCAATTGCTGAAGCAATGGGTAATCGTGTTGCTGGTACTGCTGCAAACCGTCAAGCATATCTTGATGGAAACGGCCAGACGTTCGGTGGAGCACGTACAACTCGTGTTCTCGGAATTGATGTCCAAGAAGTTCCTTACTATCCAGATGATTATGTCGATTTGACATTCCCTGGTAATCGTATCTGGGGCTTCCAACGTGATATCGTCGTAAACCGTGAATACAAGGCAAAGAAAGATACAATTGAGTATACTGTCTTTGTTCGTTTTGGTATTCAATGGGAAGAAGAAGACGCAATTGCGTGGGCAGACGCTGCTGCAGATGCATAATCTGTAAACAGTAACCTTTGAGAGGGGGTAGGGGCGAGATCTCCTCCCCCTCTTAATTTTTAGTATTCTGTTATAATAGTCATAAGGAGGTTAATAATGGAAGAAAATAATTTAGAACAATCGCTAGAAAACAAAATTGTTGACACCAACAAAGATGGAATAGTTAGTGAATGGGAAAAATATAAAGCAGGCCAACCACAGACAAAAGTAGAAGAAGTTGCTTCAAATAATAATATTCAGGCAACAGTTTCTGCTCCAGAACCAGAAGTGACCGCTATCTCTTCAACTGATTTAGCAAAATCTTCTGACGAAGGTCAAAGATTGGGTCCTGTTGCAGACGGAGCAATTGGCGTAACGTCGGCTCCTAAGTCTGACAACAAGCCAGAAACTGCAAAGCCTGTTGTTGAAAAAATAGCAGTATTTTCAACAAAAAATATTTCAGTTCCAGGATTAGGCAAAGTCTATCGTGGATACAATATTGTTAAAAAAGAGGCTGCAGATCAATGGGCAACTAAACCTTATATTAGAATTGCCACTCCAGAAGAAGTTGCTAAAGAGTTTGGTAGATAATAATGCAAGTTTTGAGAGTTCCGCCATACAACTTAACTGTTACGCTTGATGTTGCATCTGCTAACACAGCGTATAGTTATACTATTGTTGATTTGGCGGACTCCTCAGAAACTGTAAGTACAGCAACCTCAAACGCTAATAAGGAAATATTAATTCCTTTGTCATCAAAATATGATACACAATATAAGATAACAGTAGGAGAAAATGACACATATGTAGATGTGGTTCGTCCTTATGTCAATCCAAATACTAAAGCCTCTACTGCAACTGAGATTAATGAATATAAAAATTATGAGTTAATTGCAAGATCCCTTATTGATACATACATTAAAAACGGCTTTTATAATAAAAAAGTTATCATAAACACTTCTGGAAATGGTTCAGATTATCTTCCTGTTTGGCACGATGCCAATAAAGTTTTAAAAGTTTATGAAAATAGTTTGTTAGTATATGATTGCGACAATGAAGAAGATTATGACGCAGAATATAGATTGTTAGCAGATAAGTCTGCTATTTATAAAATTGATGTAGCGACTGCAAGTGAACGAAGAAACAGGATGGAGCACGATATAACAAAAATTGCAACCGCACATGGAGATTTGGGGCACGTGGCTTATGTTCCTACGGATTTTCCTAAAGGCGTAGACTATGACTTTGTATTAGATGTTGGGCATCTTAAAGTTCCGTCAGATGTTGAAGCAGCAACTGATATGTTAATTGAAGATATTAAGTGCGGAAAATTAGATTATTATAAGAGGTACATAACAAGTTACAATACAGATCAGTTTAGAATTCAGTTTGACAAAGGAATCGTGTATGGAACTGGAAACCTTCTTGTAGATAAAATTTTAGAAAAGTATATTAAATTAATAACTAAGCCAGGGGTTCTATAATGTTGTGCGAAGAAACCGACTTCGCATTTCCGATGCAAGCAGATGTGTATCATCCAATAGTTGAGCAGGGGATTTACGGAGAAGTTAAAAAAACTTGGATATTAGATAGGACAATAGCATGTTCTTTTACAACGGCAGGAACTGCTTTTAAGGAAGAAGTAGCCCCCAACATTAATATTACACAAGATAAAATATTGCTTGGTCGTTGTAAATCAGACATTAGAATATCAAGTCTTGAAGCCAAAAATGCAATTACAAATGTTATTGTTACAAACATAAGAGATAAAAATTGTAATGAAATTTACAAAGAAACGTCTGGGCCTAGATCTGGAAAGTCTACTATATTTGAGATTGCCACACACGATCCGTTTGCAGGTCCATTTGGAAATATTGAGTATTATAAATTAGTTATACGTAGATCTGAAAATCAGGCGGTAGATGTTTAATGGTAAAGGTAATATTTCGTAGCAAGCAATTTAAAAAAGATATGGACAATATTATTGATTATTCTTTAGGATTTTTAGAGGGAATGGGTCGAGGCAAGACAGCAATGTATGCAGCGCTAGGTCCACAGATAACAGAACTAGCATCTCAATTTATTGATGCAAATGCAAGAGTGTCACCAGATTTGTTGCACCATGTTTACGAATGGCAAAGAACTGGTAGTCCACAAGCACGTTTGTTTGATATTGATTTTACAATTAGTAAATTAGGATTAACTTTTAAAACATCATTAAAGCAATCAACTAGCATTAAAGAAGGATCTAACGTTCCATTTTACAATAAAGCAAAAATTATGGAAGAAGGTATTGGCGTTATTATAAGACCTAAAAAAGCAAGGGCTTTAAGATTTGAAATAGATGGACAAGAAATTTTTACATCTAGAGAAGTAATAGTACAAAACCCAGGTGGAGAAACACGTGGACAATTTAAAAATGCAATATCTAATTTTTTTGGTGTTTATTTTAGACAATCATTTTTACAGGCAAGTGGTCTTGCTCAATACTTTAAATATCCAAAAGTTTACGCAAAAAATTTAAATGCAGGAAAACGTGGCGGTAGGTCGGTTGGAATTAAAACTGGATATCAGTGGGTCGCAACTGCGGGGGTTAAGAGATGACAGAATCAACATCAGTATTAAATACACCAGTTCTGTGGATTAATCATTACTTAAGAGAAAAAATTACTGAGTTGGCAGGATTAGAAGATATTCCATTTTTCCCAACTGGACCAAGCACATTAGAGCAACTCACTACAATGTTTCCAGAAGGTGGAACTATGGCGGTATACGATAGAATGTTTAGAATGCGTCGTGGACCTTTCCCACATATTAAATGTGAACAGGTTTTATATTATTTTTATCATACAGCATCGAATACTCAAGAAAACATGATACGTGTTCAAGAAGCCGTATTTAGACTTATGGATCGTGGAGATGAGAGCGCTCAAGAACTAAATGCTTGGGCTAAGGCTAAAGGCTCCATAGGTGGCATGGAGTGTCAGTTCTACTTTCACGACTTTAAGATATACCAGTTAGAAGAGGCACGGGATATAGTTGACTTTGGAACAGCCCGAACCTATGCGGGTAATAAGATAATTATTGATTATGACTATCATCAGTCATCGACTAAATATGCAGAAACTGAAGAGTCTACTCCAGATAGACCAAGATACAATAAAAATATTATAACTGAACCAGGAATATTGTCATAAAAAGGCTGTATACTTAGCAATGAGGAAACACGCCTTTTAATTTCTAGAAAAATAAAGAGGTGAAATAAATGGCTCTAGGTAATAGCAGTAATATTATCGTAGGTGCAGCGCAGGTATGGGTATACGACGATACGTTAACCGATGCCGCTCTACCAGCATACGTAAGTGGTACTAAGTACGGAACAACGCTGGATGGCGACGACGATTTTCGTAACATCGGCTTTACCATGAATGGTTTGGAAATTCAATTCCAGCCAGATTTTGGTGAGGTCGCAGTAGATCAAGTTCTTGACGTTGCAAAGTTATTCAAGCAAGGTATGCAGGTTAACCTAAATACCGCATTTGCTGAATCAACATTGGAAAATCTTCTTGTTGCTACAGCAGGATCTGATTCAGATCTTTCAACAGTAGCAGGAAACCCAACACTCAATCTCAAGGCAGGAACTCTTGGTGAATGTCCGATTGAGAGAGGAATTGTCGCAGTAGGTCCAGGAACTGGTGATTGTGACCAAAGTTCAAACAAAGAGCGAGTCTATGTTGCATATCGTGCACTTTCAATTGAGAGCGTAACCGTATCTGCAAAACGAGATGAGGCTACAATGTTTGAAGTTTCATTCCGTCTGCTTCCAAACGATAA